GAGCGCAGCGGCATCCTCAACTGGCTGATCGCCGGCGCCCTGATCTATCTCGAGGAGGGGTTGCACGAGCCGCCGGAGGTGCGCGACGCGACCAAGGCCTATCGCGCCGATATGGACCAGGTGCAGGGCTTCATCGACGCCTGCATCGAGCGGCTGCCGCCGCCCGAGCCACCCGACCAAGCCAAGCAGATCGCCTCGCGGGTCGTCTACGAGCACTATCAGGACTGGTGCGCCGCCAACAGCATGAAGCCCTGGAGCGAGAAGGCCTTCAGCCAGACGCTCGAGAAGAAGGGCTTCGTCAAGCACAACGGCCGGATCCGCACGTTCGAGGGCATCCGCCTGCTCGCCCTGCCCGAGGGCTCCGTGCCCCGCAGCCCCCGCTACGGAGACGACAGGTGACGCGCCATGCTCGCATCCGCCATGCGTTTCGTGCCGCCATCGCTGCGCTTGTGGCCGATGGCATGCGTCTGGCGCTTCGAGGGTCGCGAGGGTCGTGCGAAGGTCTGCGGCAACCCTCGCGGGGCGAATTCGTCAATTGCTGCAAGGGTTTGAGACAGGGCGTGCGAGGGTCGCGAGGGTTCGCGCGCCTCATACATATGAGGGGTTTCGGGGAAGCCCTGCCGGGGCTTTCATCAACATCGCCTTATACGCGAATAACCCTCGCAACCCTCGCAAGACATCATCGAAGTGATTGAGATGGAAAGAGAAAATGGCCTGCGAGGGTTGGTCGAAACCCTCGCAGAACCCTCGCAACCCTCGCAGAGCCGGAAAGGGCGGACCATGGCGACGAAAGAGATCATCGACATCGAGGCGCTGCTGCACCGGGCCTATGCGCAGTATCGCGTCGACCGGGTGACGCCGCAGAACGTGCTCGGCCTGGCCCGGCTGAAGCCCGCCGGCTCGCTGGTCGGGGCCATGCAGGCGGTGGCGCTCGGCACGATCGTCGACAATGCGAGCGCGGCCTCGCGGATGATCGGGCTGCAGACCATGTGCGCCGCCACGCCCGACGACATGCTGACGGTCCATGACCATGTGCTGGCGCTGGCGGAGTGGCGCATCGAGAACCCCCGCGGGCCGGAGCCGGTGGCGTGGCGCCTGTCGGAGATCGACGCGCGGGGCTGGCATGTCGAAGAGACGGCCGCCGGCGCGTTCCTGGTGCGCCATGCCCGTCGCGGCGCCGACGGGGCAATGCGGACGCCGCTGGTCGACCCCTATCTCCTGGTCACGGTGATCGAGCATGCCCGCGCCGGGACGCGGCCCGAGGTCGACGAGGCGCCGCAGGCGGGCAGGGGGCGGCCCGATGCCAAGGCGCTGGCGGAGCGCGGCGACGTCATGCTCGACCGCGCTCTCTATGCCGCCTGGCATGCGGCGCTCGGCTCGCTCGCGGCGGATCTGGGCGCGGAGGGCGTGCTGTCGAGGCATCAGGTCACCGGCCCGATCGCCCCCGCCACGCCCTGGGATGCCGGCTCTCGGGGCGCCGTGCTCGCGGGACGGGGCGGGGAGGGCTTCGCGGAGGCTAATTCGGCAGAGCATAAGCCCTTGAAAGCGCGAGGCAATCGCCGTTTTTGACAGCCTCGCCCCCTTGTGGCACGTTCGAAGCATCCCAATAGGGAACACCATGCGCCCCGTCGCACCCCGCGCCGGGGCGGTTCGCGTTCCGGCCTCGACCCCGCCCCCGTCGCGGGTCCTTCCCGGACCACCCCACCCCGCGACGTGAATGCGGCGCGGGATTTTTCTAGCGCCGGTTCCTCAAACCTGACCGAACACACCGAACATGGCCGAGATTGACCCGAACACGGCGGATGCCGGCTGGGTGTCGGTCTCGGAACTGGCGCGGCTGAAGGGTCTGAGCAAGGCGGCGGTGTCGGAGCGGGTCGCCCGCTTCATCAAGGGCGGCCAGCTCTCGACCAAGCCCGGCAAGGGCAAGGTCAAGCTGGTGAACCTCGCCGCCTTCGACCGCGTCGCGGGCGAGACGACCGACCTCGCCAAGGCCGCCGGCCACGCGACCCGCAGGCAGACCGCCGCCGGCATCCCGGCACCAACCCTGCCGCCTGGCGCCGATCCGCTGGCGCCGATCTACACCGCCGAGCAGGCGCGCCACATGGCCTACAAGGCCGAGAGCGCCCGGCTCGACCTCGAGGAGCGTCAGGGCAAGATCGTCGCCATCGTGGCGGTCGAGCAGGCGGTGACCGCCGCCGCCGAGGCTCTGGCCCGGGCGATCGACCAACTGCCGACGCTCGCCGACGACATCGCCGCCGCGGTGGCGCAGTCCGGCGCTTCCGGCGCCCGCGCGCTGCTGAAGGCCAAGGCGCGCGAGACCCGCGAGCTGATGGCCCGCGAGCTGACCGCCATTCTCGCCAATCGCCCGGCTCCGACGCCGGCCAACGCGGATCCCGCCCCGGACGACCCGCCGGAAGAGTGACCATGACGCCCCAGCCGGACGCTCTCGCGATCGTCGTGCGGGCGCTGGTGGCGGTGCTGACGCCGCCCGAGCAGATCGACCCGCCGACCTGGGCGGAGCGCAACCTGATCGTGCCGGATGGTCCCCGCAAGCTCGAGGGCTGGAGCCGGCAGCTCACGCCCTTCGTGGCCGAGCCGCTGAATCACACCAGCGTCGACTCGCCGGTGAACGAATTCTGCGTGATGAAGTCGGCCCAGACCGGCTTCACCACGCTGATGATCGCGGCCATCGGCCACACGATCGATGTCGAGCCCTGCGATCAGATGATCGTGCAGCCGACAGACGGCGCGCTGACGGACTTCAACTCGAAGAAGCTGCAGATCGCGATCGATCACTCGCCGTCGCTCTCCGCGAAGGTGGCGCCGCAGACGGCCCGCTCCGGCAAGGCTTCGACGACCTATGAGAAGCGTTACGGCGCCTCCTCGCTGACCCTGGCGCTCGCCTCCTCGACCGCCGATCTCCGCTCCAAGTCGGTCCGCAAGGTCTGGCTCGACGAGATCGACGAATATGCCGACGATCTCGACGGACAGGGCTCGCCCTTCGACATGGTCGAGGCGCGGCAGGAGAGCTTCCTGCAGGACGGCTCCTGGAAGCGGGCTTACGTCTCGACCCCGACGATCAAGGGCGGCTCGCATATCGAGCGCTACTGGGAAGGGTCGGACAAGCGCAAATGGTTCGTGAAATGCCCGCATTGTCGCGATGAAACGGGCGAAAACAGCGAGTTCGTCTTCGAATTCGGCCCGAATTTCCGATATGCCGAGGAATGGCCCTTCCGGGCCTATTACGTCGCGCCCTGCTGCGGCTCGGTGATCGAGGAGTATGAGCGCCGCGATCTGGTCCGCGCCGGCCGCTGGAAGGCGACCGATCCGGGCCCCGGCAAGATGCCGGGCTATCATTTCAACGCGATGTCCTCGCCCTTCGTCCCCTGGGCGAAGATCGCCGAGCGCGCGGTCAAGGCCGGCAGCGATGTCGCCAAGCAGAAGACCTTCTACAACCTGACGCTCGGCCTGCCCTTCGAGATGAAGGGCGACGCGCCGGACCATGTCAGGCTCTTCGAGCGCCGCGAGGACGGGCTGCCGCGCTACCGCGTGCCGCCCGGGGGGCTGCTGCTGACCGCGGCGGCCGACGTGCAGATGCGCGGCATCTGGTATGAGGTGAAGGCCTGGGCGCCGAATGGCGAGAGCTGGGTGGTCGACGCCGGCTATTGCGACGGCGACACCTCCTCGCCAGAGTCCGAATCCTTCGCGCTGTTGCATAAGGCGACGATCGGACGCGAATTCGACGATGCCTTCGGCGGCAAGCGCCGGCTCGATGCGCTCGGCGTCGATTCCGGCTACCGCTCGCATGTCGTCTACAGCTGGGTCCGACAGAACCAGCGCCTGCACCCCGACACCGGCAAGGATGTCGTGCTGGCGCTCGACGGGCGCGACGGCTGGGCGCTGCCGGCGATCGGTATGCCCAAGCTCGTCGACATCGACCTCGGCGGCCGCAAGATCCGCGAGGGCTGCAAGCTCTGGCCGGTCGGCACCTGGTCGCTGAAGGGCACGATCTATGACGATCTGCGCAAGGAAGGCCTGAAATCGGGCGCCCTGCGCGATCCGGACGGCTACTGCCATTTCCCGCTCTGGCTGGACATGCAGTATTTCGAGCAGATCACGGCCGAATATCTGGCTGACGAGAAGTTCCGCGGCCGCACCCGCAAGGTCTGGAAAGTCCGGCGCGACAACCACCTGCTCGACTGCAACGTCTACAACCGCGCCCTCGCCGAATATCTCGGCCTCTCGACCACGACCGCCGATGAATGGGCCGCTCTCGCCCGGCATCGCGGCCTGCCGGCCGAGGTGACGAAGCGCGATCTCTTCTCCGCCCCGGCGCCTGCGCCGGACCCCGAACCGCCTCCCGCCGCCGAAGCGCCGCCGGATGGCGGATGGATCGAGCGGCGCGGCCGAAACTGGTTGCGCTGACCCCATGGCCTGGACGCAGACCGACATCGAAACGCTGAAGGCGGCGATCGCCACCGGCGCAAAGCGTGTCGCCTTCGGCTCGGGCGAGACGCGGCGCGAGCAGGAGTTTCGCTCGCTGGCGGAGATGCAGAACACGCTCGCGCAGATGGAGGCTGAGGTCAGCGGCCGCACCAGCCTGGCCTCCCGGCGCACCGTCGCCGGCTACTGCTCGGGCTTCTGACCGTGGCCGACCCGACCTTCCTCGACCGTGTCATCGCCCGCCTGGCGCCGGAGCGCGCTGTGCGGCGCGAGCAGGCGCGGCTGCAGCTCGACGTGCTGCGCTCGGCCCGGGCGATGTATGACGGCGCCTCGCGCGGCCATCGCACCCGCGGGCGCAAGATCGGCGCGACCTCGCAGGATGCCGAGGCGCAGACCTCGCTGAAGCGCCTGCGCAACGTCGCCCGCGACATGGAGCGCAACAACGCTTATGCCGCCCGCGGCTTGACGGTCATTCCGACCAATGTGGTCGGCACCGGCATCATCCCATCGGTGACGGTCTCTCCCGTCGATCCGGCGCGCAAGCGCGCGACACAGGCCGCGCAGCAGCGCAAGGCCCAGATCGAGGATCTGATCACCCGTCATCTCGATACGACGGCCATCGACTTCGACGGTCGCCAGACCTTCGGCGGCATGCAGTTCACGGCCGTGCGCGGCATGGCCCGCGACGGCGAGATGCTGGCGGTGCGCGAGCGCAAGCTGCGCTGGCGCGAAGAGTACCTGGACTACCTGGAGCAAACCTTCCAGGCCGCGGCCGACGAGGCCGGCACGAAGCTGCCTGTCCCGGCCCGTTCGGCCGCCCTGGGCCTCAAGGCCATCCTCTCGGGCATGCTGGACAACTGGCTGCTGGACACCCGGGACCACGACCTGGTGCAGGTCGGCACGCAGGTGATGGACTGTTACCTGG